AGCTCTTCCAAGATGTCTTCAAACTTGCGGTAGTTGAATCGCCCAAATTCGTTGTAATGTTTTTTAGGCGCTTTCAATGCTCGCTGAATATGCTGTAGATCAGAGATCTGAACTTGAGTTATCATGATTTTTCCCTCAAAAAATCAAAAATTAATGTGTCGGACGTGAACGACGTAACCAGTTACGGTATTCATCCGAGCTATAAAAACCTGAGTTCACACGCGCTTTATGTGCCTGGGTGCGTATCTCACGTTTTTTGCGCGACTGCGCATTTACAATTGGTTGGCGGGCTTGGTTTAATGCCTTGATCAGCCATTCTTTCTGATCCACCAGTTCGATTAGCGTCATGCTGCCGTCAATCGCTTGTTTATGAACTTCAAAACCTGCGATGTTTCCCGATTTATGGGCATTCACACTGCTTTTGCGCTTAAGCACATAAGTCACTGGGCGATCTGTACCTACACGGTAGCGTTCACAGTAGTAGGTTAGAAAATTCGGATCTTCCTGCTGGAAGCTGTCGATGTGTTCTGCAAATTTCATGATTCAGACACCTCTTTTTTTTCTTTGTATGGGACACCGCAAAAAGGGCAGTAGGTAAAAAGAAAACTGGTTTTTTCTTTCTTAACCCGATCCAGTCCAGTTTTCTTCACAGTGACGGTGTGCTTGATTTCCACAGGCATAAAGCCGCAGGTTTCAAGTGTTGATTGGCCAGCTTCATTTTCACCAAAGACAAGGGTATAGCCCGTCATTTCAACCGAATGGTCTTTTGAATCTGGAAGCTGCTCTTTAGCGCGCTCTAGCATCTTTGCTGTAAGAGTCTCTTTGCAGTTACAAGTCATTTCGCTTCTCCTACAGCTTTGGCGATTGCTTCGGCTTGATATGCAGCTTCTTTGTCTGCCGCATGAAGGACCATAATTGCCAGACCAAGAAAGACCGAAAACACAACCATCCAAGCAGCCACATTTGAAGCGACTTCTTTCACTATGGATTGCTTTGGTTTTGGAGCAGGGTGTTGCAACAAACGTTCAGAAGTCATGCGTGACTGACCGAACTCTGGCAGGTTGCTTTGGATAGGGTTGTCATTCATAATAATTTCACTCACAGGTTGTTGTGGGTCATGCTCCAGGTAGTTACCGCTACGCTGGGGCTTTTTGTTTGCTATGTGATGTATGTTCAATTAATTGAACTAAAATGTCAATAATATGTTCAATAAATAATGTAAAAAATATTCAATTATTTGAACTTCGTGTTCTTAAGGCAAAAGAAAACCCACCGCTAAGGGTGGGTTGGTTGATATTGTATTTTTATATTTTGGCTATCTAACGTGGCTTAATCTATGCTTTAAAGCCATTTCCTGTAGTGTAGCAATAAGGGTTTTGCCATTCATCTTTGCTATATGTGCAGCTTTAACATGGTGTGAAGCTATACCTTCAGGTTGTATATAAGCACTCTCCACAACGCCAGCTCCTTTTAGAACTTCAAGAGCAAACCCAACCCGTTCACCATTCCTTTTTTTACCCATACATACTAGAACAGTAGCTCCTGTATGTTTTGATAAACGAGGATCATTGTAAGCGCTAAAATTTACAGACGAAGAATTAATGCCTTCCTTAGCAAACCAATTTTCTGCCTCATCCAATGCATTAAACGCTTCGTAAGATTTTGCTTTTGATCTCATGGAGATAAAGGCCCATAGAGCAAGTACAACTATGGCACCAATAATAAATCCACCCACTTTATTCTCCCCCCGATCCAAAATGGCCATGTCGGGTTCATGGCTTCTCAATGCTATTTATTTGTACTATCTATTTGGTTTTTTGATCTTTGCTAAATTGAGCCATTTCCTCCATGCTTAGGACAGGTATATATACACTGTCACCAAGCTCTTCACGCAATTCAATAACTTCTTCTTTTAAAAGAGTAAGCTCTTGATTGAGATCAGCCGCTCTATTCAACTTTTCAATGATTTGATTCATTAATTGGACTGTAGACATATTTAATCCTTGTTATTAACCTGCACGCCAAATTTGACGGCCCATTACTTTGAAGTTTTTCCCATTTTCTTCTGTGACTACTTTATCTCGATACTTTTCATTAAGACTATGGAGAATCAAAGAGCCATCAGCTTCTTTAAATATCTGTTTAATCATTCCTTCTCCAGCAAGATAAACAGCATAAATTTCACCATCAATAATATTTGTCTGGGATAGATTGATACCCACCAAATCACCATCTTTAATAAAATCAGCCATGCTGTCACCTTTGGCTTTTATAATTTTCATGGTTTGTTCTGTGACATTTTTATCTTTTAAAAAAGAAGGTGGAAAGGGAATTTTTCCGTTTATAGCATCAAAGTGAAATTCAATAGATTCACCCTCACCACATGAAAAATTCGCCTCAACTACCTCTATCCAAACAAAGTGATCACGAATCTCGTCATTAGTAACAACTGTCTCCAATATTTGATCTGTGTGAAAAGAACCAGAAATTTCACCGGTTAAAAGCCAGTGAGATGTTGTTTTTAAGGCTTTAGATAAGGCCTCAATATGTTTTGCACTAGGGTTGTTACTACCATTTACCCAGCCGGAAACCGTTCCTCGGGCAGCACCAGTTGACCGCATTAAGTCTGCTTGTGAAAGATCAAGCTCCGCCATGCGTTGTTGAATTCGGTCTGATACAGATTGGTACATGGGAAAAATCTCACTTATTTGTGTTCAAAATTATGAACAAATAAATTGACAATTACCTGAACGTATAGTTCAATTAATGAAACTAAATAGTTCAGGTTTTTGAATATGACTGTTGATCAGCTAATCGCTTTTTATGAAGTGAAAAATAAGTCACAACTAGCCCAAAAAATTTCTGCTGCTCGTTCAACTATTACAGAGTGGGAGAAAAACGGTATTCCACCACGCACTCAAGCATCATTTGAGGTTTTGACAAATGGTGCACTAAAGGCTGACCGAAAAGTTCTTCTAGTTTAGGAAAAACAATGACCAGGCAACGACGACCTAAAAAAGATGCATCCATCACTATGCATATGCCACAAGCCATTAAAGACCAGTTAGCTGGTTTAGCTGAAGTGCAACGCGCTGGGCAGGGTGCTAGTGAATATATTTTTGAAACTTTAATCATGCCTCATCTCGATCAGTTAAGAGCTGAGACCAAGATTAAACAAAGGATATTTGGTTTGACAGGGAACGATAAGAACTATGAGCACCGCTCAGATTTATCAGATCGGAATGACCAAATAGGCAAAGAAAAAGCCTGATGTATCAGATCAGGCTTTTTAAGTGTTTCAATCTTTGGAGATTAAAACGATGAATTCAATCACACAAATTCAGCCTAATAATACCACACAGCAAGTTACTATGTCATCACCGGAACTTGTTGAATTTATTAACAAACATCGTAAAGAAGTTGCGACCGTAGAAAAGCCATATATCGAACTTCGTCATGACCATTTTTTGGCAAAAGTACCTAAAGTGCTAGGTGAAAAAGTAGCTCCCAAATTTTTGGGAACTGCTAATTACACGAATGGCACTGGTGGAACTGTGCAACGCCAAATCTACCACTTTCCAAAACGCGAATCTTGCCTTTTGGCCATGTCATACAGCTATGAGTTACAGGCCCAAGTCTTTGACCGCATGACAGCGATGGAAGAAGCACTCAAACAACCGGTTGCATTACTTCCAGATTTTGCAGACCCAGCTGCGGCTGCACGTGCCTGGGCAGAACAGTTTGAAGCCAAGCAATTGGCACAACAACAAGTTGCTGAACTGGCACCCAAGGCTGAGGCACTCGACACCATTGCTGATACGTCAAATACCTACTGTTTACGGGACTGTGCGAAAACCATCGGCATCCGTGAATCCGATCTAATCAAACTTCTGATAGACAAAAAATGGATCTATCGAGATGCGGATCGCAAGCTGCAGCCGCATGCTCAATACGTTTTGAACAAGGTATTCACCAACCGTACGTCACCAGTGATCGTGAATCGCAATGATGGGAAAGAACGCGTTTTCTTACATATGCGCGTTACTGCATTCGGCCTGACCCGCATTACTGGGTTGGTCAACAAAAATAGAAAGGTAGCTGCATGAGTCTAGACGCAACCACCTGGGCATGGAAAGTGCGCCAGAAACAAAAGGCCGGTGGAAGTACTAAACCTCTTAAGCGGTTAGTTCTTCTGTCACTGGCTGATCGAGCAGGTGAAGATCACTGTGCTTATCCGAGCGTTGCACGTCTGGTGGAAGACACCGAGATGGATCGTAAGACTGTGCTCAAGATTATTGATGAGCTGATTCAAGACGGATTAATTGAAGATACCGGTGAAAGAAAGGGCAGAACCAAGCAGGTAAAAGTCTATCGTTTGGTCGGTGTAAATGGTCGTGAAACAGTCCCAACAACGGAACTCTTTGACGCTGAAAACGAGGATTTAAAGGGTCCCAATATTGGAACAGTCCCAACAACGGAACAGTTCCAACGTTCCGCGGAAAGAGTCCCAACGTTCCGTGGAAAGAGTCCCAACGTTGGGACACGGAATCTTTCAAAGAATCTATCAATAGAATCTAAAAATAAAAAATCCTGGCTTTGTTTTAACAAACTTCGTGAAGAAATGTTTTTGACCGATGACAGTATCGATTTTGAAATCATCGTGAATTCGAAATGGATTGAACGTGAAAAACGTGCCTTTGAAAGTTACAACGCTGAAAAGCCAATGAGCGATGAGCTGATGATTTATCACTTCGCTGACTGGGTGATCAACGCATTCAAAACCAAATACTCGAGTAAACCGAATTCTGAAAAACCTGCAGGTGTATCTCAAAAAACCGATCAGCTTTCTGAGAAACAGATTTTTACTTTCGCTCAAAAACTTTCACACCACCCAGAGTTCACAAGCAAGTTCAGTGAACCAGGTGAATCCTACGAAAAACTTGCTGCCCGTATCGCCGTGAAACTGAAAGATCCGGCCCAGGCGAAAAAGTGGGAAAGGTATTTAAAACAGGTTGGATTTAATGGGGAATTACCTGGAATCGCTGCCTAACACAGCCAAGTTCAGGATCTCTATCAAAAATTAATTAAGCATCTTCGAGGGGAATTGAGATGACTTTACAACACATAGAAGCGCAAAAAGCATCACGTTACGTGGGGAATTATTCAGAGAAGCAGGCTCAACGTCGTGCACTGGATGAAATGCTAAAGGGGTACAAGGGGAAGATCACTGAATTACCAGGACCAAACTTTAAACCACGTCCCGTTCACCATCACTGTGAAGATCCAAATGAGTTTTGCGGTCTGATCAAATTAAGCCGAATCAAGAACTGGTTTAATGCCGGCACAAAAAATCTGTCACGTCGCAAGATGATTTTAAAGTTTGTGGATATGACTGAAGACCAAGTGCTGTATATCACCCTGCCAGCCTATGAGCAGAGCCTGAGTAACCGTGAGTACCGCAATATTATGAATGCCATGCCACTGGTTGAAGCAGAAGAGCAGCGGTTGTTAGCTGATATGACTAGACCTTTGCTGGATCGTCAGCCTGCTGTTCACCAGTCAGCTTTTGATTTTGGGGATGTGTCGTGAAGAACAGATTTTATTTAGCGTGTTTCCGGGACAATGTTGGATCAAATGTCAGTTTTCAGTGTAAGGAGTTTAAGGGATACCACACTGATATTGATCAGGCTCATGAATGCACCCTTGAAGAGGCACAATGGGAATTTAATCATGCTCGAGAGTATGACTTGCCGTTATCCGCTGATCATGTCGATGCGTTAGCAGTTTGGAAGGTTGATCATCAGTACATTCCAAATAAGACCCAGCCATTCACAGATATTCACAACACATATGTGGCTTTTGAAGAGGGTATCTGGGATGGAAACGATGTGTATTGGTTAATTTCAGAGAATCAAAACACTTCTACTGACTTTGACCAGGCCTATGTTATGGGCGCAGAGAAAGCGAAAAAATTAAGCTCTCGATTTATTGTGATTCCTTTCGATTTAGCAAACAAAGCCAAACGCAGAACTTTTGATTTTAGAAAAGTAGATAAGCGCACGATGGTTCAAGGTGCAGGATTGATAACGCCTAAACACATAAAAAAAGTAAATCGGAGAAATCCAAATCCAATGACACGCTTTAACTGCCCTGAATGCGGAAAGATCAACTGGCAGCACAATCCATATGATTTTGAGGGATGTAATCACTGTTGTCATGGCTGGGGAAGTGCTGCATGAAAGACCTAAACAAGACACTGCTATTTATTTTTATGTTGATTGGTGCTGCTTTTGTGAGATTAGGGGGTGGGGTGTGAAATTAGATCTTACTGATCGTCAATACGAAGTACTGCAATGCGTTAAGGATGCAAAAGCACAAGGCAAAAGACCTTACACCAAAGGCGTGGTAAATCGAATGAAAGCCAAAGGCTATGACATAACTGAGCGCCAGTGCTCTTATGACTTAAGTGTGATTATTCGTACCAAAGGCACTGGCGTGATTAGCATGCGCCTAGGAAGTAAGCCAACTCTTTGGGTTTATGACGAAGGTTGTATCAAGGATGGTGCCGTATGAACAACGATTCCAATATTGCCCGAGCTATGTGCCTGGTACCACATCACATGATGCTGGCTTTCATGCAGGGTAATCACAATAAAATTATCGACGATAGTAACTATTGGAACCTTCTGGGCACAGCCTGGAAAGCTGGCGGTTGTTTTAAAGATCAAAACGACTGGATGGTGATGTTTCGCAGTAAACGCAGAAACCGTCAGAAAATTATGAAAACCAGCGAACGTCGTGAGTTTGCACGCCTGCCTAAAAAATTGAAGGCGTATCGGGCCTATGCGGATCCAATTGAAATTGAGCAGTCAATTTGCTGGAGCCTGGATAAAAAGTTTGTTGAGCGATATGCCAAGGCGAAAGACCTGCAGATTGCAGAATGCATGTTTAACCGTGATGACGTATTTGCTTATTTTAACCGTCGTCAGGAGTCTGAAATTCTGGTGTGGAGGAGTGAACCTTGAACCATCGTGAATTGTGCGAAGTGGGCGCTCGGTTTCTAAAGCGTCCTGAATCTGCAAATGGCCATGGCTGCCATTTCGCCATAGTTGAAGCTGCATGTTATGGGGAAAACCCAGATGTGTTTGGTGTGCGGCATGGCAACCGTGGACATGATGTAGGCACAGTGCTGCTAGAGGCTAAAACCAGTCGTTCTGACTTTCTGGTGGATCGTAAAAAACCACATCGCACAGATCCAAGTAAGGGAGTAGGCAAGTGGCGTTATTACATCTGCCCACCTGATTTGATCAAGCCATCTGAGCTTCCAGAAAAATGGGGCCTGATTTACGTGAATGAGCGCGGACACTGCAAGATTGTGGCCGGTGCTATGGCAGTACCTAAAGAAAAATATGTGTGTGAATGGCGTGGGAAAGAGCAAAAACCACAATACTTCAGAAATGGCGAAAAGTTGATTGAAAGCTTTAATGCGCATGCCTTCCAAGAGCGCAATGTAGCCAATGAAATGAACTTGCTCACAATGGCCCTCGCACGTATGGATGATGCAGAAGCTGTGCTGTACATGCAAAGGAATTATTCAAAACTTGAAATGCATAGCCAAACCTTAGAACGAAAATTACGAAGCCTAGAAAGAGAAATCAGCCTTTCAAATGTTTCAAGTTCCTTATCAAAACTTCAATCAAGTATTTCGGAGTGATTACCGCATGAGTTTAGGCCAAGACACATTTATGCCACGTGTTGAGCTGGTTGTTCATAAGTTCACAAATCCTGAGCTGAAACAGACACAGCGCGAGTACTGGGAAAAGGAAGTTGCGAAGTTTAAGAAACAGGGTAATCAAATTACCCAGATCCCAAGAGGACAGAGCGGTTGTAAACCAGCGGAAATGGAATATGCCAGTAAGGGCAGACAAAGCAAAGGTGGAGCACGCAACTCCACTACGGTTTATAGAACACATGAAGCAGATACCTATGAAGGTAATCCATGTAGAAAATGCGGACTAAAACTGCGTTACGTTTCAAATAGTACTTGTGTGGATTGTACGAAATCGAGAAAGAAAAATGTCCAAACTCAAAGTTCGTAAGAAGAAATTCAATCCAAACAAGGTGTCGCCTGCAGCGATCAGACAGTACCAGTACGACGCATCTTTGCGTCGTGACATGGCCCAAAAAATCCCCATGGAAATGGAATATGTTGGCCACCATGTGCATGAGTACATTGAACGGAAAAAATTAGAGGAAAAAGCACTATTTGATTATTTTCCAGACAGCAAGACGTTACCGTTCAATATAGCGTTAGGGGCATACGATTGGCAGAACATGGGTATTGTCCTGGTGCTGGATCTTATCAAGCCATGTGAGTGGTTTATTCATACGAATATTCACCTGATGAATATAAATGAAGAAGAAACCAACATGATTACCGTGCCGTATGAACAGAAAGTTCCAGAGATGCATCACTGTGAACTTTGGCAAGGTAAGGCAGATGCAAAGGTAGATCTGGGCATGGGTTTAAAGAAGGTTGGTTGGAAGGGTTTGAAACAAGAACTATCCGATGCAATTGATGCCCGAAAGGATATACCGGATGGCCATGCAATCGAATGTATGCAGATTTATATCAGCGCCGAAGTCGAATTTAAGAGTCTTACAGCCTACAAAGAATACTTGGCTGTGACTTCATGGTTAGAACAGGGCGTAGAAGTCGCTGATCGCAATCTTCGCTCATTGTGGGAACAAGAGCAGATTGTAAAGAAATATCAGTCATAGAATTAAGGGGAAC